TATATAATAGATAAAGTCAATGGTTTCAGACATCGCAACAATTTTGTGATACTGGACGGAAGAGCGAACTCTGTCACACTCTCCAAGGGTATCTACGATCATATCATGCAGAAGGAACGTACAGACCATTCCGTCTTCGTGTTCAGGTTATCAGACAGAGGAACATACGGATTCTGTATGCGTGAGGACTGGGAAGAACTTTGCAAGGCAAACACCGCCTTCACTCAGCTTCAATTCAATCAGGAGCATAAGAAGGTGGGATTCCGAAGTGACCTACCTTCCATCACCGCCATCCTTGACGAGTACAATCTTCCGCTCAACAGAATGGTTCGCCTGACCTGTATTCCACGCAAGTCAGGCAAAGGCGAGCCATACTACGAAATCATTCGACCAAACTTAAATTCAAGCACATGGCAAGACAAGAAGTAATTCTCAAAGGACTCGCCAACTCTCCATCCGACTATGATTGTCAGGATGGGGAGTTGGCAACCTGCCTCAACCTCATCAACGAGGATGGGGCACTACACCCTATTCATCAGCCTGTGGTAGCTGAGCAAAATATCACGCTTGATGCAGACGACACCATCGAACTGGTACATAAGGTAACACACGATGAAGCGATTCACTCCCACTACATCATCCGTAAATCAGATGATACTTGGTACTGGATGGAGAAAGGTGGAGACGGAACCAAGAACCCCATCGACTTGAACGGATTCCACGTCAATGCCGTCACAGCAGTAGGCAATATAGTTAATTTTGTTGGAGAAATATCTATCAAATACTTATATTGGATTGACGATAATTATCAGCTATTTGATAGAGATAACTTTAACTATGGAATCAAAATCGGTTTTAATGATTTTGATAATAATGGTGGTACAGCAGAAATCTCGCTAGGTGATGAATTTTGGGACTATGTTACTTATGAAAGCAGTTCTTCTGGTAGAAAGATAACTGGAATGAATGTAAACCAAGTTTCAAAAGTTTTCAACATGTTTGACGCTGTAATTAATAAGACTTTGTCCGACAAAGGAAAACAATGGCAAAAATATTTTGTATTTGGAGTAGCAGCCATCAGATTATACGATGGTACATACTACAACATTTCCAATATTTTTAAACTTAACTGGAGTAGTGCAACTTTAGCTTCTGTTCGTGTTGACCCTTATAACAAGGAATTTTGGTCGATTGGACCAGCAATAGCAACTTGGACTATTAGCGCAAACATGGATAACCTTGATAAAATATCAAATCTTATACAAGGCATTGATATTTTTTTAAGCAAAGCCGAGTCATTCGTTAATTTAGAATCAGCAGCAGCCAAATACGTTGTACCTGAACTAAATGATAAAGACCAAGGTGAAATGTTTTTCACAATGATGTCAGGAAAGGAAGCAGCAAATGCTATAGATTCCCTATCATTCTATCATTCACTATTTATCAGTAAAGACGAATTTGGAAAAGAACTACAACTCAAAAGAGTTGAGGGAACGGAAGAGTCATTGTCTTTAGCTAATCTATACCGTTCTGATTTAGGAGGTAAATGTGCGATTACATACAATAATAGACTTCATGTAGGGAACGTAAAAGAAGGATATAATGTTGATTTGATAAGTAATATCACTCCAACATTATCAAATTTGCCAAACGATGCAAAATTAAATACAGAAGGAATAGTTAGAGTGAAAGCATCAAACAAAGAATTTTGGTGCAAGGTTGATGATTTAGGTGCAAGACTATATTACTTTGTATGTGTGCCAATCTTAAATGTATCTGAAATCACATTCTATAAAAAGACTGGAATTTCTATGTTTGAGAAATCTACGGTTAACTTGCATTCTTCCAAAACTACAGCATTCTCTTTTTACGTAGCAGGAGAAGGAAAGGAAAACGTACCGCAATTTGCTTTGCCATGGGAAAAATTATCAGAAGATGAATGGAATAATATTACCAGCAAATACGAAAACTATAAAACAAATACAAATGCACTTCCATATTCTTCTGTTGTAAAAGTTAGCGAATCAGAAAACCCATTAATCTTCCCTGCTAAGAATAGCGTTCAGGTAGGTTCTTCTATCATAAATGCACTTGCCGCTAACACTAGACCAATAAGCGAAGGTCAGTTTGGTGAAGCTCCACTCTACGCTTTTACAGATGAAGGAGTATGGGTATTGATGCTTGGAGAAGAAGGAACCTATATTGCCCGACAGCCAGCCAATAGAGATATTTGCTCCAACCCGAAGGGCATCTTGCAGATTGATGATGCGGTTCTGTTCCCTACCGAGCGAGGTATTATGATGCAGCGAGGACGAGAATCTGAGTGTATAACAGACGCACTGGATGATTATCCTTTCGATTTTCTATCCATTTATTCACACTCAACAAAGGATAAGACCTATCCGAATAAACTCCTTGCGACAGGTAGTATTCCTGAGTCAGATGTGAAGTATATCCGTTTCCGCAAGTATCTCGAAAATGCCGATATGATCTATGACTATTACGATAGCCGTATCATCGTCTTCAACCCGTACTACACTTATGCTTACGCCTACTCTTTGAAGAGTAAGATGTGGGGTACCATGCACAATGTCTTCAATAAGCGAGTGAATATATATCCTGAGTCATACGCTACAGACAAGGCTGGAAAAATTCTTGATGTGTACGTGAAGGAGCCAACGGAAAGCGTTCCGTTCTTTCTTTGCAGCCGTCCTTTAACGCTTGGGCAAGAGGTCTATAAGACTATGTTCGATTGCATCACAAGAGGATATTTCAGCAGCATTCAGGCAGGGAAATGCGGAATGGTTCTGTTCGGGAGTAACGACCTTGTTAATTGGTATTACATTAGTTCTTCTGTTGATATATTTCTCAGAAGCCTTGTAGGCTCTCCATACAAATATTTCAGGATTGCGCTTATTGGCAAACTTGCCCCCAACGAATCTATAAGCGGTCTATCTGCTAAGTTCCAAGAAAGATTACAGAATAAACTTAGATAATAATTTTCTTTTTCATTATAAAAAATAAAGGGTAGCAGTCCGTGATGGATAGCTACCCTTGTTTAATTCTAAAATGGATGCAAAGCAATTCTTGCCCTACCAGCCGACCGATTGCTTGCTTCCTTAATCTTCTGTTTCTTCTCCTCAGCGAGTGCCCAGAACCTATCAGCACCATCAGGATAAACAATCATCAGCCACTCATATAAACATTGGTTCACAATGTAATCATGAATATATACCGTCATGGTATGCACACTTGTCTTCGAGAAACCTTGTGGCATCCTCATCGCCAAGTAGTAGGCTTCTTCCTCGTTTGTAGGCGAACCTATACATTCTTCCCACTCATTAGAATCAAAGCCGCCACCAAGCATTTCCATCTTGGTATATCTGAAAAGCATTTCGTTGCAGTCTTCTACTGCTGAGTCAAGAATCCTTGCCAGTTTATCCCGATTTCCGTCCTCGCCCACATCATAGATATTATGGATAGAATGGGAATCCTCTACAGAACTGGAGATTGAATCTGCGTAAACGGCAGCAGTATTCTTGATGTCAAAAATCAACTCCTTCTTCTGAAGCTCTATCATCACCTTGTACCCAAGGTTGCATACTCTGCATTCTTTCATGACGACCTCCTTCCTTATACGTTTGGAGCTGTCCTGCTGGGCCTCTCACGTCTGTTAAAGGTCTCATGCAGATTCTTTATAGCAGCTATCGACAGTTCTGAATAAGTCTTCGACTCGTTGGGGTTGGTAATGATAAACCAGTCCATCAAAGCCTTGTTGATAATGTAGTCATGGATGGAACTGGTAAGCGCATCCTTCAAGGCGAGCGGATAGTTTGACGGAAGGGAGAGGTTGATGGTGATATTGGTATCGCCACTTATCAACTCGTTAGACGCAGTAGTACCTGTGTCTGTTTGAACTGACTCACTCAACTCAACAAGCAGTTGGCTGTACGCATTCTGAATGCTACGCAATGCTTGATTCTTGTCTTCGTCATCATCGTTCGCCTGGATATTACTTGCCGCCTCAGCATCCATACTGGCAGCTCTTCTACTGCGTCCTGTAAGGTACGCCTTATTCTGAAAGTCGTAAATGAGTTCACTCATATACAACGTAATCGTTAAACTCTTTCTTGCCATACTATGATATTTTTGTTCGTGTCGGTTTCTTTTTGTAGAACGCTTTATCCTTAATGTCGAGCAATAATGCAGCAGCGTTATCTGCATATTCCTTTACCTTGTCGTTTGCGGCAATCTCGCACCATTTTCCGATAATGCTGTTTACCAAGAACGAGTTGGCTGACGAGTTGATGGAACTGAGTAGGTTGCCATCGAATCTGCTTGGCATCTCTAGTTCCCAGTTGATGGTTCCATCTACTCCTGAGCCACCTGAGATAAATCGTTTCAGAACATTTCTTAGCGCATCTAACGACTCGTTGAAGAACCGCTCTATCATTGCCAAGTCTGCTTCCGTCACGAATATCTGATCAAAAGCCGATTTGCCATCCTCTACGGTTGTCTTCTTGCCTATGTAGGCAGTGGTCTTCGCCACCTCTTCATAGATGTCATTTTTCTTGATTGTCAATGTGAAATCTGCCATTCTTTATCTTTTTATAGAGTTTATAACCTAATATGATGAGCAGCATACAGAGTGCGCCAAACGACCACACTGCATACTTCAACCGAATCCGCTCCCACTTTGAGAGTTGTTTTTCTACTGGATAGGGTACTGGGATAGAATCTCTTTTCAAGAAGGAATCCACCTTCACCTTATACACATTCTTATAGACGGTCTTCTCATGCCATCGGTCAAGAAAGCAAGTATCTCCCTTCTGTCTGAGGAAGATTGAATCACGTACGAAAACGCTGTCAGAAGTATGCAGCGTATCGTGTTTTATCACATTCTGATATACAATTTTTTCCATCGGAATGTACTTTGTTTTGCATCCAGACAGAAGAAATGCCACCAGCAAGAGGCTTATCACGTAGAGTGCTACTTGCCAAAAATAAGTATCATACCAGTTTGTTTTCATAGACGAATTTTGAAAGCCTTCTTTGCTCTTGTTAGGAACTTTCGCCTTGATTCCAAGCCGTTAGTTCCACCATTGATGGTCTTGGTAATAGCCACGAAACTATCACTATCAGCCAGTTTGTTCAGGTCGTGTTTCCACCACCACCACATCGCACTCTTGGTTGCCAACAGGGGAAGCTCTAACAACTGAGGGTTTTCCATAATATCATCAGAGCAATATTTGCTGTTCTGAAATGCCTGATAGTTTGCCCTGCCAGTAATCTGTATCAATCCTCTACCACGATACTTATACCCATCACCATCTTTCAGGTTCCCGAGCATATTTTTCAACTCGCCTACATCATACTTGTGAAAGTAGTTCTTATTGCCGAGTTCCTTAGTGTATCTCAGTTCGCCACTCTCATGAGCAATCTGAGCCAAGAAATGAGCCATACGCTTAGGAGTATCAATATGAAACACCTCAGCATAACCATTGATGTAAGGCAAAAAAGCGTCCACCTTATCTTTTGCATTCGGCATAATCGCCAAAATCTGTTCTCTTGTTACCTTCATTACTTACCCTCCTTTACCTGTTTCATTATACTCGCAAGTTCACTTTTAACCCTGCTTTCAAAGTTGCCCAATTTTGTTTTGAAATAAACGTTTACTCCGAATATCGCCCCAGAGTAAACCAAAGTCTGGCTGACGTACCAAAGCACACCATCCGACACTACATAATTGTTGAGAAAGAATGATAGGAATGTGAGTACAACACCGCTCAAAAGCATTCCTATAGCTGCACTATATTGCAATCCTTCACGCACGTTTGGAGACATAACTTATCTTTTTTAAAATATTAATAATACGCAAAGATAAGTTATGCCTTTCAATTCATCATCTTATCCGTTAATGTTATGCCATATCTTGCTCGTTGGATGCAAACAGTCTGGGTCTTGAAGGTATTCTATCGCCATCAACACTACCATTCCCTTCAACTCCTCTGCATCCCCACTATATCGCTCCAGCAGAACATGATGGTCACTCCTCAGTAAATTCATAGTTACCGCCAAATCATGGATGGTATAGTCTGATATATCATCCTTATGTTTATCGAAAACCTCCTTTATTTCTTCGTCCGTAAAGAAAGGAGCCATGTGCTTGGTTCCGTCAGCGTCCTCATACCACATCTTACTGATAGCATCATCAGCAAAGTACTTGTCAAAATGTTCTTCACTCAAAACACCATGCACCATCGCACAAAGATGATGCACCTCTACATCGCTCAACCTGTACGAGAGATACTTACCGATAGCCTTAGCTATACTCAACATCTGTTCAGGAGTCATATCCCGCTGATACTTTTCGACAAACTCTACGAAATTCATACCTATAAAATTTAAAAGTTTATGATGCTGCAAAGATAAGAATATCTTCAACGCAGCACCATAAACTCGTAAATATCCCTGTAGCTATCTGAGTATCAGACAAATACAGTTACGATAAAAACACCTCCTTTCTTTATTCGTCCTTATATTTGGTTCGTTTCTCTTTGCCCCTCGCCCAGATGTCGTTTTTCTTGCGTTTCGACACCTTGCCGAGTACATCATTCTCGTAAAGTTCGGGCTTATCTTCCCTACCTTTAGTCTCCGTAGCTATACCATTATTGGGATTGCTACCTTGGCTGGTATCGGTTTTTCCGTTGCCATACCATTCCTTGTCGCTTGGTTTATCTGCAATCATACTATTATTTATTAAATTAATAACTAAATTAAGCAGCAAGCGGTGGGGTCTGTCCGTCAGGACTCACCCCCTGACCGCTCATCATCTGCTGCAACATCGCCTGAGCCTTTGGGTTGCTCTGTGATGCCTGATCCACTTGTGCTTGCAACTGAGGAGAGAATCCTTGTGGAGTCTCACCATTCTGAATGGCTTGCTGGTTGGATGCAACCGATTGCAGCAACTCCTCTCCAAATGGGAAATCTCCTACTTGCAGCAACTGCTCCAGCGTGATAGCCTGATTCTGCCACAAGGTCATAAGGAACTCATTTGCCATCTGTCTATAAACAGGAGTAGCCGTACTTTCCGTTATATTGATGTCAAACTCCACGTCTCTAATCTTCTTAGGGTCATAGCGCACAATCTGTCCTGCCCTACCCACGATATTGAAGTTGCGAGCCACATCATAGTACTGCTGCATATTCTTCACGGTCTTGTAAGCACCATCAATGATAAACTGGCTGAAAGTCTCCAAAATATCAAGCAGCGACATGGTAGCATTCTGTGTCTGCTGGGCATAAAGCGAACCGCTCGTACCTGATACTCCTGGTTTCCCTTGCAGCGCACCATTCACTCCCGATATATCCTCGAAGAACTTCAACTGATAACTGAGCAAATCACCGATACCGATATTCGTAGAATTGTTCGCCACTTGCTGAGGAACCTGACCGCTCTTGTTTGGCTTGTATCTCACCACACCATTGAACCTACTCCACTCATCGCAGAAATCATCCCAACTCATATCATCAGGAAGACAATCCTCAGGACAGAGCAGCACACCCTTGGCACTCGCACGCATGATGAAGTCATACATCGTGATAAGTCGGTTCACGTATCTCTGCTGGTCAATCACATCTTCCACGAAGCTGTGAATCTCGCCATCAATAAACGGATAGAACTTAAAGCAGTATGGATGCTCACCATGAGCATAAGGGGTCTCGCCTTCTCTCAGAATATCACCAAATGGAGAAAGGTAGTAGAAATGCCAGTAATCATCCATAAACCACTCGGCATCAATCAGAGGAATATCCTCTTCCAGCATGCCAGCAGCCATTCCTCGCCTGATTCTGTCTTTGTTCTCTGCATCTACAATATCAGCCTTATCCTCAATATCAATCTTGAAATCGTCACCATTGTTGTAGTCATGACATCGGTATCTCGGTTTACTCTCCTTGCGCCAGACCTCAATCACTCGGCAGAGCGAAGGGTTGGCAGGATTCATAAAGTCGATGGTCTTAGGGTCGAACTCACCGAATCGCTGAGTGCAGTCTGCAATAATGAAATCTCGGTTAGCCGCCAACCGGTATATCTCCTTCAACTTACGAGCCTCAGCAGGAGACTTGGCAAACTCTCTCAGTACGTTGCCGATGGTAATGTCATGCACCTCACCCAAGCAACTCACGTCCCAACCACGGAAATCTCTCATATTATTATCTATGAAGAAATTGTTCGGGTTCACGTAGTCCGTCCAGCAATCCAACCTACCTCTTCGCCATCCATACTTTTTCTTATAGATAGCAGCACCGCTTATCAGAAACTCTTCCATGGTTCGTGCATCCAGTTCCGTCTCTCGGTTCAGTTGTCGGTTACATTGCAGCACCACGCTCATGGTCTCACCATATCGTTTCTCATCCTTATCTCTAGCATTGCACGTAGGTTCCTTGCTCTGTGAGCGATATACACCAAGCACATTCTTCACCAATCTACGGATAAGGTTGTTCTTCAATGGTTCGCTACCCTGCTCACGGATATAGTCTTCCTCCTTGATACGCTTTTTAAAGCCACACTTGCTTTTGAACTCAATGGTATCGCCCCACTGGTCTCCATAGCAGTACCGCTTGTTTCGTAATCTTCGCTTACGGAAGTTATCCATGTTGTTGTAGTATCGTTGAGCCTCCAGCAAGATAGAGAAGGCACGCTCGTATGGCTTGTCAAATCGGTTCTTGGATGCCTTCACGCTATCCAGTTCTTCCTTGTCAAGCACCCTGCTCAACGATAGCAGTTTTGTTTCTTCTTTCTTCTTTGCCATAGTTTATGATGTTTCTGTAGGTTCAACAATATGTGCCAGTTTTCTAGCCACCCCAATGAATTTGCTTGCGGTATCTGTATCTCCAAGGCTGATGCACGTCAGATAGCCAGCCATGTAAAGAATAGAATCTTTCAGGACGGAAGGCAAACTTATTTTCTGTTCGTCAGTGATAGATGGAACCTGAACGTAGATGAATGCCAATGTAACATCCTGCTTTTTACTAGTATATAGTTCGATACTCTTGCCGTTAGCCGTATGCACGATAGCCGCAATCGGTCGCTCAGGATTTCCCCTGACTCCATATTTGCAGTTCTGATACTTGTAGGCATCATCACTCTCTGAAATGATTTCGGCAGGACGGTTCCAGCCTTCTGCCTTCACAGAAAGGATTCTCAGCATATCGGTAGGCAAAACCATATTACCCACGTAATAGCCGTTGCTATCCGCCCACGTTACATCATTCGCACACGAAGTACCTTCCACCATATCCTCAGGAGCATCCGAAAGAATGATTCTTGCTGCATCTACGATTTTACTCTCAATAAGTTCTGCTTGCGAGAGTGTATCAGAATCGCTAGGAGCCAGCAAGCCAGCAGACTCTTGGTTTCTATCCAAGAGCACCTTCACCTCTTTCACTAAATCAGACACAGCATATTCTACCATTACTCTAAGCCTTCTAGTTCAACACCCTTTTCATTTGCAATAGCCAAGATGTCTTCCTTGGTCTTCATCTTGGAACGGCTCACACCATAAGTCTCAGCCAGATAGTCCTTGGCATCCTCAACGTCAGTCACTACGTGTGTCTTCTTCTCGTCAGCCACTTTCTTCTTTGCCTTGGCAGCAGCCTTCTTCTTGGCTTCCGCAGCTTCCTTCTTCTCGTCAATACTCTCCACCAAGAAGAACTTGTCGTTGAACAAATAATGTGACTCGATAGCCTTCTGTACCTTTGGGTCTCTTGTCATATAGATGCTACTACCCATTGTCTTACCCTCGAAAATAATACGCATCCGCTCGTTACCTACCATAACGCTGAATGCCAAATCAGTACCTGCTTGATATTTATTAAACATGATTATACCTTATTATATATATATGTGTGTTACTAAAAAAGGGATGGGGCAAGTGCCCACACCCCTCACTATTTGATGAATAAATTTGCAATTCTACTTGCTGTTAGGCAGCAGCCTTTGTCTCGCCAGTTTCAGACATGCTATCTGTTGCAGGAACCGCAGCAAGGCGCATACGAGCGTGTGCCTTAGGGTACTTCAAGTACAGACAAGCTACCTCCTGAATAACTACCGCATCGGTGTTACGGATGCCAGCCTTCTTCAAGTCGAGTACGTTACGTGTCCAAGACAAGTGTACTCGCTTAACCAAGAACTCTGGGTCAAGAGCGAAGCCGCAGTCACTCATATCAAAGAGGTCGAACAACTCAGAGTGAATCATCAGCACCTCACCAAAGTCGGTCTCCCAACTCTTGAACTTCAAGTTCCAAACCTCAACGGTGTCTTTCAAGCGGAATTTATCAGAATTAATCTTACTGAATGCGCTCACGAAGTCTGAGCCAGCGATAATCACCTTGCGCTTGTTGCCGATACCAGTACCAACGAACAAATCCTTGGAAATGTCAACCAACTCCAAATCGGTAATCACTCGCTCGTTCTTGTTGTAGCCCTTCTTCATATCATCGGCAGTAGCAACATGACCTACCTCAATATCCTTTCCAGCCATCCACCAGATACCCTTTGTAAACCACTGGGCAGAGTTGTTCTTGGTGGTATGTTTGATACAAGCCATATCACCGAAGAGATAAGTACCCTCCATAGCAAGACGCATATCGTAGATACTATCCTCCTCAATATCAGAGAAGTCCCAATCTACTCGCTTAGCAGCAATCTTATTGAAGGTACTCTCCTCAATCTGAATCATGAAGTTCTGGCAGAACTGAGTCTCAGAAGCAGGAAGGTTGTTGAAACGACCTGTCTGTACGTCCAACTCACCGCAACTCTTCGCCATACGAATGAGCTTCTGACCCTTCTGTAAGGCTGGAACGCCAATAGGCTGTTTCTTAACCAATTTACCATTTACTGCATACACAATAGGATAACCCTCATTATCCTTTCCGCACACACAAAGTTCCAAATCAGGAGTAGGTTCATCGGTAAGGTCTGCATAAGCCTGATTCTTGTAGTTGGTAATCGCCTTAACACCTACAACTCGGATGGTATCATCTAGCGTAAACATATCAGGGTCTTCTACCTTCAATACCATAGATGTACCAGTACTCTCAACAGTTGTTTCCTTGACGGTAGTCTTGATAGGACGTGTACCGATACTCCAGTATTCTACAACAAATGAACTGGCAGACTTGGTTGTCGCATAGCGTGAAATCTGGTCAATAGGAGTAGCCATCGGACGAATCTTGGTAATCTTGTCGTTGATGTCGTTCTCATAGAACTCCGTACCTTTCTCGTTATAAGCTTCACGACCCTTGGTTTCGGTGGCAATACCATCATTCTGACGAGCCGCACCACCATTGCCAGCTTCATCGGCAGCGGTAGCACCGCCAGCCTCAGCAGCATGACCACTCTTGGTAGTACCGCCATCAGGCAGAGCAGCCTCAGCCATGACCACATTACCATTCACTCCAAAAATAACTGCCATAACCATCAGAAAAATGGAAAGCAGCCGATTAAATGTACTTTTCTTCATTGTTATTCTGAATATTAATTAAACATATAAATTATCTTTTTACCTTATCACATTATCGAATACGTGTTCTTTTCTCGTGCCCACGCTCCCAGATGTTACCTCTACGTGATACCCTACCAAGCGCACCAAGGTCAGGCTGGTTATCCGTTGGCTTGGTCTCTGCATTGGCAGAATCAAGGTCGGCAGTACCATCGCCCTTCTTTCTCAGTTCAAGGTTCTTGACGTGCTTGCTGTTCTTGCCACGAACCTCACCTTCGTGAGCCGCATCAGCCACATCGGTATCATGATTCTTTGCCTTGATGAACGCAGTAATCATTTCCTCTGTAAACTTGCCCGTCACCACATTGCGCATAGTCTGAAAACATTGGTCGATAGCATTGTTCACCGCTTCCTCGCCATACTTCTCTTCCAATTTGTCGAAGACTTCATAGCTGGATGGCATATTCTTGTCATACTCCTCCTGCAATTTCTTGCCGTTGGCAGCATTCTGCAAGAACTCAGACTGAGCCGATGCAATCTCGTCCGCATTGTCAGGGTCTGAATAGTAGTCAATAGCATCCTCGCCATGCGTGCGAATCAACTCAGCGTAAGGACTCTTGCCAGCCTTCATCGCCTGAAGGAAGGTAGCCGCCTCAGGGTCACTACCCAGCCAATCGCCCATAGCCTTCTCGTTATCCTTGTAACCCTGCAAAGCCTTCTGGTCGGCATCATAATCGTCATTGATGGCTCCATAGATAGACTCATCGTCTGCATACTCGGTGTCGGGATGTCTGGTCTTCAAGCGTTCCAAAGCCAAGTCTCTCTTGGTCTTTGTATCTTGTTGTTTAGCAGCACCAGCATTCTGCTCTGTATTTATATTTTTGTTCATATATATATGTATAAATTTATAAATCAATGCACAAAAATAACGCTTTTCAACTTATTATTAATCTTATCCGTTAACTATACTTAATTGTATCAAATTAATTTGGTTATTTCAATACATTTGTGTATCTTTGCCTTATATATATGAAACATAAAGGCTCACGATGTGACTTTACAAAGGAACGTGACGCTGACATATTGAGGGCTTACAAGAAGATTATATCAGTAAGAGACAATATAGGCATCTTGGAGATTGAGCGAAGACTATTGCAATCTCCAAGCAAACGTTTTTGGGTTTCTTCCGACCGAGCATACAATGTCATTCTCAATATGCTCAATGGTAAATCCATCAGCAGCATGAATCCACAGAAAAGAGCAATGTTTCAGGAGATTTTCCGAAGATACAAGATTTATTCCAAGGAGCATCCTTCTCTCACCAAGATGGATGCCATTTGGCATGTGTGCAATCAAGAAGCACCGAGTTTCTATCTCACTCCAAAATCCATGCACGTCATACTTCATCGGGTGAGGAAGGAGGAGAAGAAAAGATGCTACGAACTTCGTCAGAGAAGATTGCGTTTTATTCAGGGTACATTATAATAATATGTATCACGCTCATAGGATATGATGGCATGGGTCTCTTTGAAGGTTGCTCTATTCAGAACCGACTAAGCTACCCTTTCTTTCATCAGAACATCTTTCATGTAGCCATCAACCTCTATGTTTTTCACCAATGTTACCGAGCAATCCCTTGCGGTATCGGTCACATGGTAGCATTCTATATCATAGCCGTAAGCTATCCTTTTGCATCATCCGCACCAATCATCGGTCTCAGCGGATTTATATATGCTTACATGGGCTTTATCGCCCCCTACGTGGAGAATAAGGTAAGATACAATCTCACCATTCTCCTATATATCTGTGTTGGAATCTTTTTCCCTTGCATGGCGGTTGGAGTCCACATCTATTGCTATGTACTTGGTCTGTTGTGGGGTTATCTAAATGCACCGCTATGCCAAGACAAGTAACCGCCAAACTGACTGATGCACTCGACAAACACGTATTGGGCATTCTGAAGGAAAACGAGAAACGCATCAAGGAAATCAACACACCATTCAATCCCATCAAGGGTGAAGGTTGTGGAGACAAGCGATTCCCACTTATCCTTCCTGATTTCCCGATTCAGAAGCAGCAGCTTCCAGTTTCGATGAAGAAGATTCCGCTCGTCAAGATGCTCATCGAGTTGGGTAGCTGCAAGGCGGTAATCGAGGAACTGCACAAGGATATAGACGAGCCGTACAACCTAGAGGAAGAAATGGAGCAACTGGTGGAGCAGTTCACTCGCATCAGAATGAAACATGACCCATTCTTCTTCTTTGCCACGTTCATCTATATCAAACCGAAAGGTGGAGGTCTCCCCTTTCGCTTTGTGCTCAGAAGACCGCAACGCAGACTTCTCAGGTGGCTGGAGGAGCGAAGAAAGAAGAATCGCCCTATCCGTCTTATCCTGCTAAAAGCAAGACAATGGGGAGGTTCAACGGTTATTCAGATGTACTTCCTCTGGCTGCAACTCATGTGGCAGAAGGGTCTCAACTCGCTCATCGTGGCTCAGGTCAAGGACACGGCAGAAACCATCCGAGGAATGTTCGAGGAAGCTCTGAAGAACTTTCCCACCAAGTTCCTCTACGAAATGGGAGAAGCATTCTCTGAGAACGAGCCGAAGTTTGTGGGTGTCGGAACATCAGGAAACGTCAAGAAGGTTCCTCAGCGATTCTGCAAGATTAAGGTGGGTTCCATGGAGCGACCGCTATCAGCCAATGGTGAAGATTACAACTTGGTTCACCTTTCCGAGGTGGGTTTGTGGAAAAAGACGGACGGAAAGTCTCCAGAAGAGGTGGTGCAGAATGCTACTAATGGTATCTTGTACCGACCATACACGATGATCGCCTACGAATCCACTGCCAATGGTACTGGCAACTTCTTCCACAAGGAGTGGCTTGCAGCAGTCAAGGGAGAATCTCAGTTTGAGCCATTCTTTGTTCCTTGGTACGAGATATACGATATGTATCATCTTGAATTTGAAAGCAAGAAACAGAAGGTAGAGTTTGCCAAATGGCTATACGAGAACCGCAATAATACCAACACGATGTCCGACCGAGAAGAGCCAGGCACCTATCTTTGGAAACTATGGAATCTTGGTGCTCCACTCGAAGCCATCAACTGGTATATTGCCGAGCGCAAGAAGTTCACCGACCATGCCGATATGGCTGCTGGCTACCCTACCGATGACATTGAGGCATTCAAGCATTCAGGAGCCAAGGTGTTTGCCGAAGACAAGGTTGACAAGTTCCGCAAGGGATGCCGAGCACCTAAGTTCATCGGTGATGTTTATGGTGACGGATATAAGGGCAAGAAGTGTATGCAGAATGTCAGATTCTGTGAAGACAAGCAAGGTCAGTTGTGGATATGGAGCAAGCCTGAGACCTTTGATGATTGTAAGGTAACCAACCGCTATCTGGTTGTAGTGGATATTGGTGGACGTAGCAAGAATGCCGACTGGTCTGTTATCTGTGTCTTCGACCGCTATTGGATGATGGAAGGCGGCAAGCCGTATGTGGTAGCACAATGGTATGGGCATATTGATATGGACTTGCTGGCGTGGAAGGCTGCTCAGATAGCCAAATACTACAACGATGCTCTATTGGTTATTGAATCCAACACCTTGGAGACGAAAGACAAGGAGCATATCTTGGAAGGTGGTGACCAGTCTGAGTTTATCCTGAATCAAATCAAGGACGCATACGACAACCTCTACGCACGCAAGCAGAGCGAATCAGACATCAAGAATAAGGTTCCAGTGAAGTACGGATTCCATACCAACGTGGCAACCAAGCCAATGGTTATCTCAGTATTGGTTCAGGTTATCCGTGAGCAACTCTATGTAGAGCGAGACGATAGATGCTTAGATGAATATCTCACCTACGAGAAGAACGGAACCGTATATGAGGCGGCAGACGGAAAGCACGATGATTTGCTCATGACCAGAGCCATCGGACTCCACATCTGTTTCAATGAAATGGAAATGCCTAAGATGATAGAGTATAAGACAAGAGTAATGACAAGAAAGGTTTCTGTTTCGGCAGCAACCATCATATAGTTCAAACTAAATAATTACGATTATGAAAGTAACAAAGATTTTCAAGCGCATCAAGTGCGAAATCATGTACCGCCAAGCTACGGCTAAGGCAGACTACGCATCCAAGAAGAACAACGGAGAAATATTCTATGTTCTTCCTACACAGAAGGGCAACCTGATGATCATGAACCGCTCACTCTTCGAGACATTCAAGAGAACAAAACTGGTTGACAACGACATGAAGGTCAGAGACCTGTTCAGGGATTGTGTCTATCATACCAACTGCAAAAGCGAGAAAGGCAAGAAGAGTCGCAAGCGCAAGTTTCTCAGATGGAAAGGCTTGATTTAGAAGTTAACGGATAAGAGATAGGTAGAGTATATTCTGCCTATCTTTGCCTATTATTAATAATGTGTATCAAAATATGATTTATAAAATAGTACAAGGAAATAGTTTCAAACTACACATCTTGGTGCGGAAGATGGATGTATCGAGAGAGTTTCAGCGACTCGTTGACTTCGATATGAGTCAGGCTACCGACATCAAGGTTGAGTTGTCAGGCTGTTTCTGTAACACGATTTCCGTTCCAGTACAAGTAGCAGGAATCCAAGGAAATGTGTTGATATGTGACATTCCTTCTTTCCTTGATTGCGGTAATTACAATGTCAGGGTATCATGGAAGTATGAAGATAGTGAAATGGTCAGCATAGAGCGTAATCTTCTGAGAATCGTAGAACACAACTCTATGAGTAATGTTCCTATCGGTGTTACAGAAGGTGAGCATACTGGCTTATTCAATCTTCGCTACTACATCGTGACCAGCAATCAGTCAACTTGCCCAGTATCGTTCATCGTTGACAACGTCAAGTTCAGCTACACCATCAATGGCGAAACTCAAATGGCGGATAACCAAGAGAACTATGTGGTTAACGGAACTATCAGCAACGGGAAGAAACTGGAAGCTGAGTTCATACCTATAGAAGGCTTCAGTATCGGTCAGGTAAAAATTATTATGGATGGCAAAGATGTTACTGACGAGTATTACAATAGTACTACTCACAAGGTATTCATTCCTGCCGTATCGGGTTATGTTACCATCACGGCAAGCGGAACTGTAAAGGCAAGCTATTATGGCGCATCATCAGCCAAGAATATGGGCGAGTTGAACATGTCAGACCTCACAATGTACGAAGGTACGCTTGTCGGTCAAACTCTAACCATTGCGACAACAGAAGAAAAGCCGTACATCTGGTTCGCAAGCCGACAGCCACTTATCTTTAGTCAATGTGGTTTCGAAGCTTCTTTGAACACCAACAAGTTGGGCGACCTCTACTACTATTGGTCAGACGAACTTGTAGCTGGTGACGACAATGAATATCAAATTAAACTTAAAGAATAATATGGCAGAAAATAAAAAGTACAATAGCATTCTTGTTAGCGGACGCAAAGACGAGACTCTGACATATTCGAGGTATATCAAGGACGAGGAGTCTGGTAAATCCGTTAAAGAGTCTCTTGATGAAAAGATTAGTACCACGGATAAAATAGAGATTAATCAGATTGCTCAGGCTGTTTGGGATAAACTCAAAAATGAGTATCTGAGGCTTGATGGAACAAATTCTATGAAGGGGCATTTGTTTCTTAACGGAAATACTATAAGCGGCGTAAGAGATATTTTTCAAAATGACATTCAGCTTGGTGCAGTCATATCTCTTAGTAATTCTGACGAAATTATATTAAAGACAATAGAAGTTGATGGCAGCGAAGAACCTTATCACAGAATACTTGCCGATTTTAAAAACGAAGAGGTCTCTTTTCCAGATGGTAAAGTATCATCCAAAGGCTACAAGACCACAGACCGCTCCAACATAGGCTTGCTTGTCAACGATGGTTCTGTTGGTCTTGCTATGACTGACTCTGACATCGACGGTTTATTTCAACAAGTATTTCAAACTGTAATAGGATAAAATAAATATGGCAAATTATTTAGATAAGTCTGGTCTCCTTCGAGTGTTGCGAGGAGTGAAGAATCAGATAGAGAGAAATGTTGGTGAACTGGAAGCAACAAAGGGAAGACCTAATGGTATTGCCTCATTGGATAGCAAGGGCTTTGTTCCTCTTGCCCAACTTGGCAATCTCGACATGAACTTCTTTGAAGCAGTGCAAGAACTTCCTACCACGGACATCAAGAAGCACATCTACCTTATTAAGAACAATAAGGAAGGTAAACAAGATACCTATGATGAGTTTATCTACACAGGTGATGTTGATGGTGAGTATGATTCTACCAAGTGGGAGAAACTTGGTGACTTTGTGCCTACGTTTGACCTGAAGGAATATGCCAAGAAGGGAGAGGTAGTTTCCTCTATGAAATTTAGCCAAGAAAAAGGCTGTAGGGTTATCTATACATTGGCTGACGGAAATACAGAGGAAGCTGTTATTCCGCTAGCTTCGGCTCAATATGAATATCTGTTTCCCATAGAGCCAGATATAACTACACGCTCCAAACCTGCTGGTCGGTGGGTTTACAATGATGGAGTTATGTCTGGTGGTGATAAGTATAAGCTAGACCAAATAGACACAACCGCCCTATCTCAATCTATCTCCAACGCCAACACCGCAGCTGACAACACCAACGAGGCAATCAGAAAGTGCGAGGTAGCCACAACTGGGGCTGAGAAGTGCAATGTCACGATGGAGGGAACGAAGATTATCGTCACTAACCGAGAGGGAGAGAAGCAGGAGACCGAGGTGGTTAATACAGAGGAGGTTGTTACCGTTGTAATCACTTCTTCCGTTGAGAGTATCAGTGTGGCTGGCTTGAAGGTGAACGTGTTCCTCAACAATGGAAAGACCCCACAGACATACACCACCGATTCAGAGGGCAAGACCACCTTCAAGGTCAGCCGAGGTGTGTACTACCAAGTCGCAGTGCCAGAGTACGCCAACGCTCAGCCCTTGTCTCCTATTGGCTTTACCTCCGTTGGTGTCAGCAAGACCATCACGTTTGGTTACGAGCCTTACGATGAGGAGACTAGTGAAAAGGTTATCGTGACTGTCACCAAGTACACCGATGGCACTGGCACGCCTTGGGAAGGCAAGGAAGTGGTTGTTACAATTGACAATAAGGCGACCACCTACACAACAGATGATAAGGGACAGGCGACCATCTATGTTCCATACTTGAAGGAGTACACCGTGAGGGTTGATGACGAGGATGGCTACTATGTCCGCTTTAACAAGAACTCTCGTACCTATACCTCAAGGGTAGCTCAGCGACTTATCGCCATCAACATGTACCAATTCAAGACTGGCATCTATGTGCTTGATTCTGATGCAACCGAATACTACATCGATGACTGGGTGGCTGCTGGCAAGACTGCCGAGGAAGCTATCGCCATCAAGGTGGCAGACCAGAACCTTCGCTTTAACAGAGGTACTTTCATCATCCGCTGCACCGACCTAAAGGATATGACGAAGCTGCAAAAATATCAGTGGTGTACGCAGAATTTGCAATTTACCTCCATCGCCTTGAATGGCAACACATCGTCTGACCCTAACTATTGGAACGGAGAGCAATCGTCCTTCTTGGTTCGACAAGAGGCTGAGGAGCGAAGTCTTAGCGTACCTGCATTTGCCTTCGCCTATGGTCAGTCCTTGGAGATTGGCGGTGAGAAACTGAATGGTTTCCTTATGTCTGTAGGTCAGGAGTACGTACATATCAGTAATGCTGGCACCATCCGAGAGGTGTTGAGAACACTCTTCGGGGATAGCGTGGCTGACGCTTACTATAAGTTCGTCAACAGCCAGACTAGATGGACTAGTACGCAGGTCAATGCCACGTACGCTTGGTGCTACATTTCTCAGGCGGGCAGCAACAGCAAGAACGGCAGCTACTATGTTCTGCCAGTTTTCGCTTGCTGACCTCTTTATCTCTTGCCCTCTTAATCTCTTCCACAGAAGGGAGGTGGCAAGCAAGATAAGCAAGCAAGTATGCAATTTATAGAATAAATAATTATGGCATATACAGAGAATCTGCAAATCTACAAGGACACGTTCACCTTGTGCAAGCTACTATTGAACTATTCCAAGACCGTCAGCAAGATAGTGAGGTACGGACAGTTCGAGGTAGCGATAAGCAAGGCTTGTACAGCCTTGGACTTGGTGAGAAGGATTAACTCATCCTTTGAAGACCGTGAGCGCAATCTGAACGAGTTCATTCTTTGTCTGTCCGAGGTCAAGTCTAGAATCGCCCTCTTTGCCGAAGCGCAGTTTTTGAGCGTGAAGGCGGCAACCAACCTAAACTATGTAGTTGACAAGGTATTGCAAGAGGGATATGGCTGGCTAAAGTCAACAAGGAATCGCAAAGGTGAGAGTTACCGAGCTACGGCAAGGTAAGAGAGCCGTCACTAAATGTGACAAGGGGCTTCCGCAATCAGCCATCCTCTGAGGGATGGAGTTGCTAGGAATAAGTCAGTGAAGCCGTAAACGCAGAACAATGCCACGAACGCTTGGTACTACAATTCTCAGGCGAACAACAACAACAAGAACAACAGCTACTATGTTCTGCCAGTTTTCGATTGTCCAAAAGTGACGATAGAGGTTATTTTGTGTATGCTATTAATGTTGATATAATGACCGATTATGAAGAGAATACGACTACCGACATAGCGAGGGAATATGTGCCGATAGAACTTGTAGATGAAGGCTTTCGGGACTGCTGCAAGCATAAGGGCAGCACTTGGGGTTGCATCGAGTACAAGATGGACTACCTTACCAACAACTACCAGCTATATCTGGAGCTGAATAGTATGACCTACGAGATAGGTCAGAGCAAGGCTTTCTGTGTCACTCGCCCGAAACTTCGGGAAGTGTGGTGCGCTGCCTTTAGGGATAGAATAGTACATCACATATTAGCTATCAAGTTCCTGTCTATCTTCGAGCAATATATGACCGATAACGCCTATGCTTGTCGCAAGGGTAAGGGTGTTGATTATGGTATCAATCATCTTATAGGTCAGATAGAGGCTATCAGCGGAGATTATACCCTGGAGACTTGGATATTGAGGTGCGACCTAAGTGGCTTCTTTATGAGCATCAACCGCCAATTACTCTATAATATCGTTGAGGACATCGTCCGAAAGGAGTATCACGAGGACGACATTGAGTTTTGGCTATGGTTATGGAAGAAAGTCATCCTTCACGACCCTATCAAAAATTGCATCAAGGTTGGAGATTTGTCACTCTTTGCCAAGCTGTCTAAGAATAAGTCACTATTCACGAACGAGAAAGGCAAGGGATTGCCGATTGGCAACTTGCCTAGTCAGATACTCGCCAATCTGTTGATGGGCATCTTCGACAAGTGGATAATGGCTAGGATGGGCGATGGTTCGGGCTACGGAAGGTATGTTGATGATTTTGTCTGCATAAGCCGTGACAAGCGGTCGTTGCTAGATACATTAGAAGGTGCTAGGGTATGGCTAGAGGAAAATCTAGGGCTTACACTCCATCCTGATAAGGTCTATCTCCAAGAGGCTAAGAAGGGCGTGCAAATGACAGGCGCAATTATCAAGCCGCATAGGTGCTATACCATCAACCGAACAAGAGACCATCTGTTTGGACTGATAAAGTGGTGGAACGAGATAGATGAACCTACTAGCGAGGATGCAATGGTATTTGCTTGTAGATGCAACTCGCTTCTAGGGCTGATGATCCATCGTGATACCTACGCTATCCGTTGGACTGCTTGGAATATGATGCGGCACAAGGATATTATCTACTGCCAAAATATGCGGAAGATATGTATCAGGAATAGTTATAATAAACAATCTTAAAAGTTTAATAGGATATGAATAGAATTTCTTTTGTAAAAACTATTATCGCCAAAAGCGATTACAAGGAAAAGGAGGAAGTGGAAGGTGGCATTTACCTAATCCACTTCGACCCTACCGAGAAGGAAGGTATGGATGCCTACGAGTGTGTGGAATGCTCCGTGCCAGTAACCGATTACAATACCGACGAGGTTAAGGCTGAATACGAGACTTGGAAAACCAAGCACGATGCATCCGAGCTTGCCTACGCCATTCGCTCAAAGGTTGCCGAGATTGAGGCTTATGATACCTCTAGCAAGGTTAATGGCTTTGTATTGAATGGTATGACCGTTTGGCTTGACAAGGCTACGAGAGTGGGCTTGATGAACTCAACCACCATCGCCAAGGCAGCAGGGCAAGAGACAACGACCCTTTGGCTTGGAGACGTTAAGCTGGAGGTGGATTGTGATAAGGCTATCCAGTTGCTCTCTGTCTTGGAAATGTATGCCTTGGAATGCTTCAACGTCACTGCCGCTCACAAGGCTGCTGTGGCAGAGTTGAAGACTATCAAGGAGGTGGAGGCATTCGATGTGACTGCCGACTATCCAAAGCAACTTGAAATGAAGTTGTAGAACGATTAAAAAAAGTAAAAGATTATGTGGTTATTATCATTGATTTCCTTTCTCCTTCTTGGGGGATTTCTCTTGCTATCAGCAATGAGATTTGGGGTGCCCGATATGGTGTCAGATACTTACTATCAGCTTCAAGGCACAACTGGTAGTGAGGTGCTTGACAGTAAGGTTAAGCGTAACTTCGGTTGGGTGTTCTCTGTGGCGATGGTCTTGGTGGCTTTTATGATGATGGTGGCTATACTAGACCTAGGCAAAGGTTTGCAATGCTTGGCTTTCATCGGTTGTGCAGGACTGGCTTTCGTGGGGTGCGCTCCTAACTACCTAGGCGATGAGTCTAGGGTACATAAGATAGCGGCTTTAGTGGCTGCTGCTGGGTGCGTTGGATGGTGCTTGTCAGTCTGTTGGTCGCTAACGCTGATAGTTGCTTGCCTTTACGCTTTTGCTATTTATAAGGTGTACGACCGCAATATATTTATTGGGTTCAAGGTCTTGCAGTATCATCCTTGGTATTGGCTGGAGGTATCGGCATTCCTTGATGTGTTCGTTACTTATTGGATAATTTACTAGAAGTAAAAACTATGACTTGGAAGAAATTACTTACATTCAACAAGCGAGACTTGATAGGCTTGGTTTGTTGGCTGCTTGTCAGTATATTGATAGGTCTGCTTGCCTTGCCTATCATGGTAGTAAGGGAATATTACCAGTATAAACACTACAAGTTAGAAAGGTTTGAGTGGGAGGATATTGCCAGATACTCTTTTGTGATAATAGTAGGTTCTGTTATTCGTATTTTGTTGGGGCAGTAATAATGGCAAATAGCTTTACAGATAAAAAAGATAGGTAAAATTTAATCTACCTATCTTTTTTATTGTTGCACTACCTGAAAAAGCTGCTCGCAAAGACTACCCATCATATAGCATGGTTCTTCGCTAAGCATATCAATTCCGTCCTGCTCACAGATATGAGCCACCACATGAAGAAGCTCATGCCCGATAGTATTGATAATACTGCCATCAGATTTACATTCTCCAATGGCAAGAACACTCCTTCTTCCTGATAGGTTGGAATAGGTAAGACCTCTGTCTGCACTCTCCTTGGTTAGATGTCCGTATGCTTCCGACAACGGATTTCCGTTGCAGCCTATATCAGAAAGAGCATGGCATATCTCATCGGCATCAGGTGACTGATAACCTATGAAACATACTATGCTCCATTTGTGCTTCGGAAGGTATATCACTCTTCTCATCATAACACATCTTCCCAAGGGATAGGTACTCCATTGTGGCAGCAGTCGGCATAGAATCTGTTGAAGATGAAACCATCCTTCTGGTCGGCATCATCCACCATATCCTTGATAAACTGAGCCAACTGCTCCTCGTCCTTAATGGAAGACTTATAGAAGTCTGCCCTCGCCATATTCGCCACATACACATGGTCGTAGCCAGCCTTATTCTTTACCTCTATACCCTGACCAAGCAGCAAGGCATCCACCTTCTCTTTATCCCAAAAAGAGACTCTTACATCACTCTTGGTGGAAGGATCATACTTATACATCTGACCCACCGCCCACTCGCACATCTTCTTACTGAAATGATAGCCATTGTATCTAAGATAGGCAACCATTGCCTCGGGTTTGAGGTCATACATATCCAATGGCATCCTACATTTTCCCATATTGCTGAATATTAAAGGGAGTCTGGTCCCGACATAAATGTCGCTACCAAAACTCCCAAGTTAAACATTAGCGACCGCCACCATTGTAGCCGCCACCACCTCTTTCGCCATAGCGGTTCGGGTAGTTCCAATCATCGTTCACGTTGTTGAATCTACGTCTGTTCTCACGCTCTTCACGTTCCTCACGCTCCCTTCTCCAATCGTCACGATAATCAGGCATACGTTCACCCATACGCTCCTGCTTCATCTTTTTCAGACAAGACATAGCCTTGCTGCCAAAACCAAGCATAGACTCGATGTTGTCATACAAATCATCGAACTTATCTTCTGTAATCTCAATCATTACCATAATCATTAGATATTAAAGTGAATAGATAGGTAGGAGATTACTTGCTCATGGTCTGCTGGAGCCATCCCATCATCTTGTCAATCTTGCCCTCAATGCCTGAAACCTTACCTTCCAGTTTATTGATTTTCTCGGTCTGTTCCTTCTCCTTGGCAATCTGGGGGTTGAGTTGCTGTAGCATTCCCTCACAAGATTCTACTACCCTCTTGTTGTAATCTACGCTCTCCAGTATCGCCTTGGATTGTCTCAGCATGGCATCCACCTCGGCACTCATGGCATCCTTGTTGTCACTAACCACAAGGTTCTTGTCGTTGGCTATCTGTCCGTTAGCAGGCAGTTGCTTGAAATCCACTTCCTCGTCACCCAGCTTCACCTTCACATCAACCACAGTTTCCATAGGCTGAGGAGTAAAGCCGTTGTTAAAGGTAGGGTATTTCGTCTGAGGATTGCTTACTGAAACCACCTGACCGACTCGCAAGTTAGGATTCTCACCCTTGTCGAGAACATAAAATAAGGAATTAGTTCTTAAACCTTGAAACATAATGTAATCTCCTATTATCTATTCTTGTTAAACAATACCCGTCATCAGTTGAAGGGTGTTAGTGTCTCTCTCAAACCAGAGCTGAACCACTCCAGTTCCCGGCACGTCTGCAACCGTCAAAGCTTCACCATTAAACTTGGTTACAGCCTGTGTCACTCCGTTGGTCTCGAAAAGGATAGGCAGTGTACCAGTCGTTCCTGTCGGAATAGCCTGCTTCAGATTTACGAAAATCGTTCCTCTGTAGCTGGCATTCACGAAGGCGTGGTTTTTGAACGAGAAAACAACATTGTTGGTGTTCACCACCACGCCCGTAGAAGCGATAGCTGCCGAACCATTACGATTCACCCATGTGTAAGGTCTTAACCATAACATAGCAGCCTCCTTTCTTTAACCCCAGAATCCTGCATTGTTGGCAGCATTCAGTCCGTACAAACCAGCCTGATAAGCCACGCAGTTAGGAACCGCAGTAAATGGGCTATAAGGAGTGGTCACGGTCTCAGGCAACTTACACTTGATACCAGCTACCTCGTTCTGCAAGCCTGCCAATACCGCATTGATAGGAGCTACCGCCTGGCCCACAATCTGAGAGGTCATTGCAGAAGACTTAAAGGTGCTATTCTCCTCACGGAGTGCATCAATTTTGTTCTGCATTTCACGCATTTCAGCTTGCTTCTGACCATCAACGATGGTCTGAGTACTCTCCTTGATAGCATTGTGCAAGTCACAAGTCTGTCGCTGAGTCTCGTAAGCTACGTTAGAGAAGCCACGCTCCTGACCAGTAGCCACATTGTTGATGGCATTCTGCAAGGTACCAGTCTGCTGGCAGATAGCCAAGCGGTTCTCGCAGCAGCAGTTAGCAATCTGCTGAGCAATCTGCATATTACCCTGCTGCAAAGCGTTGATAGTCTGCATACCGCTCATACCTACCTGATTACCTACACTCTGAACCTGAGAGGTCAAGGCGGAAATGGCACTCTGAATCTGACCTTCGGTACAGTTCAACTGGGTAGCCAAATTGCTGAGTGCATTACGGTTGCCACCGATGGCATCCATCAGGAGACCACGACCATAGTCATTGTTAATCTCGTTGGCGAGACCACCACGACCATTATTGCCGAAACCTCCCCAGCCGTTACCTCCCCAGCCCATGAGGAAGAAAAGGAATATTACCCACATAAACCAGCCACCTTCACCACCGAAGCCGTTGTTACCCTTCATGGCAAGAAGGACATTTGGGTCAACACCCTGCTTTTGGAGCAGAGGTGCAAGAAGACCGAGCATCCCATTGTTAGATGTGGAGCCTTCGTTTCCGAATACATACGTTTTACTTTCCATATTATCCTGAAATCTTTTTTTTGTTAAACATAAAATGATACTCACTCTGTAACGTTACGGACACAAAGATACGAATAATATGGATAGGTATTGATAAACTCGTAAAAGGTTGTTTAAGTGTTTGAATAGCAGCGATTTGTGATTACGGAAAAGGTCATAAGGGTATAGGAGAGGCTATTTAGTTTCTCCTATATGTATCAGTTTAGCTATTCCTAAATATTTATGCCATACTTCTTTGCTTGCTTACGGAAGAAAGCCTTCTTATTAGCAAAGAATCGGATAAGGGATTTATTCCACTTTTTCTCATGCCCAAACTGGTCATGGATGCCTTCTGGTATCTTGCCATCGTGAACATACTTCTCGAAAGACGAGATAGACTTACCCATTTCATGGGCACACCAACCCTTATTGGCTTGCGTATCATTCATCATAGCGGTAAGGAGTGCTACCAGTTCCAAGTCCCCTTCTGACAGACCACAAGGTATTGGTTTGCCTTCTTCTTGCGCTACTGCTGATTCATGCGCTTTATCAGCAAGAACACGAAGTCCTGCCTCTACGATTCTGTAATTTACTAATTGCGACATAAGCATATAAAATTAGAATGAGTGTAATCAGGAACATATCACAATAATACATATCGTTTGTGACAACAATAGAACCGAACATGATGTGTATCACATTGACTCCTGCAATATACAAGATAGGTATTCGCCACTCTACGCACAATCTGTGCAACACCTGACCTTTCCAAAGGGAAATAGGATATAGAATATAAGTGATGAAATAGAAGAACCAGACTGGTTCCTCGTTCTCTTCATACCAAAGGGTAATCTCCATCTTGTTGTCATAAAACTGAGATACACCATACCATCTGATAAGCATGACCAATATTGGAGCATACTTGAAGTAGAGTAAATCTGTTTTTATTTTACTGCGTTCAGGGAGAAGTTTAGTTATCTCTCCTATCAATTTCCTGACCCGTTGATCTTCATCATCATCTTGTTTCATAAGCCTTCATTTTTAGTTTATTTTTGATTGAGAATTATCAAATTATAGAATTTATAAACGTTCTTAGATTTGGCAAATCTAATAAAAATAAATGGAACATATTGATTTATATAAAACTTTAAATATTAAACTTTGCAAATACTAACAGATTGAAAGTTTTACTCAAATTAAAGAAACAAAAAGTTTCAGAATGAAAGTAAATATCCCCCGAAAGCCTTATACTTTCAGGGGATAGCCATATTTATTTTTTCTTAGCCTTCGCTTTCTGGTTAGCCACAACCACCTTGTTAGCTTTCTCCAGTACGGAAAGAATCTTCTTTCTCAATTCACGAATCTGCTTCATGTCCTCAGCGTTGTAGGCATCCTTGCCATCATCCAAGAAACCTTTCTTCAACTCGGAAATCTCCTGCTTATCAAGGGAAATCTCGTCAATGGCATCAATGGCAGCCTTGTTGGTATTGTAGTAGCCATCGCTCTCATTTGGGGCATTATCTACAATAGCATCATATCTATTCTTGAATGAGTTTAACTTTTCAAAGAGTTGTTTCAGCTTCATATCCTCAAACTCATCCATAGAGGTAGTATGATTATTATAGATGTCCTCAGCATTAATTTGATGTGGTTTGTACTCATCACCACTCTCCTCCGCACGTTCCTTCTTTCTTGTCTCCTTGTAATCTTTTACATCTTTCTCATACAACTTATAAGTCTTGTATTCCTCAGAGCCATAGAAACGTTCAAGCAAGGAGTAATCGCCATCAATCTTAGCTTGTTTCTTCAACTTGCTAATTGTGTTGGAAGCACGGTCGTAGTATTCCTTCTTATCCCAGAACTCATCACCTTGTTTCTTAGAAGCTGGTCTATCATCAGGATTGCTGACGAACTTGCTGAATAATGGAATATCAGCCACCTTGATTTCCTTCGGGTCGTTGAGTGACTTGGTAAGCACACCGAGCACCTGACTGCCCATGGTGTAAGCACCACCGAGGTAAGAAGACAAAACATGGTCAACCACAGCAGGGTTATTCAGATTGTATCTTGGGTTACCCAAAGCATCCCATTTGTTCTGCTGCACATCAGGATAATCGTTTCCGATTGAGTTCATCATCCTTGATGCACGAACCAACCAATCAGGAGTGCCCACGTATGCCTTGGTAAAGTTCGGGTCATACTTGTTATACTCTGTCTCCTTGAATAATGGCTTGCCAGTAAAGTCAACATTGAAAGCCAACTCAAAGATAGGACGGACGGCATTAGGCATCAGACTGACCGCAATATTTCCGTCATATCCAGTCGGGTCGAGCGGAAGCATATCCACCACCTGACCGAGCAAGTCTTCTGCATACTGGCTCCAACTCTCCTCAGCCAACTTGCCACCCATCATATTGGATGCAATCATATCACCTACTCCATAGAAAGCACGGAACTCCTGAGCAAGCGGTATCTTGATAAACTCATGAGTGAACGGAAACCACATAATAAGGTTATTTCGTCTATCCCACTTGGTGAACTGCCAGTACTTCTTCGAAATATCCTTGTACCATTTCTTATCATCACCATCGCCACCACCGAAAGCAGCAGCTATCTGCATCAAGGCTGCATTAACGATAGGAACCAGCACACCGCTCGCTATCCACGATGCAGTTACAGCCATGAATTTGAAAGGATGATGCTTGCCAAGCGCACCCAAGGTCTGCAAACTCTGTACCGCTGGGTTGATGAAGAGATAGAGATTTCTAATCATCTGCCAGCCATATTCGCCAGTACCCTTGCGGTTGAAGTTCAGGGTAACGTCCTTGGCATCATTCACAGCCTCATCAATGGAACGTCCATACTGAATAGAGGTCATGTAGATAGCGAATCGGTTGCTATCCTCAATCATTCTATTCAGGAACTCAATAACATCCATGATGGTGTGCCCTACCTTAACTGGGTTCGCCTTCCATCTATCCAAATCCTTCAAGTCATTCTTGAATTTCTTCTTCAAGTCTTCCACGTCAAGTGAAGATACAAAGCCAGTCTCGCCACCATTCATCATGAAGTCATAGAACATCTGTTCCTTTGGAGTAGCGTTTCCGTTGCTTACCTTCTCCCTTAACTTTCCGTTCTGATAATCTTTCAGCATGAATCCGAGATTCCAAGAGGTAGCAAGATTCTTTCTGAGCAGATAGTTGTACTTAGCATCCTCACGGATAGCTGTAGATGCAAGGGTCATGGTCAGGTCTCGGAAGTAGTTGGAAGGAATGAAGAGAGGCGAAAGACTTGTATAGGCAGCAGCCATCTTTCTGCCCAACCAAGCAGCAGCCCTATCCAGTTTGCCGCTCTGAATCTCTCTTACTCGGTGTGCTCTTGTATTGTTCATCGCCTGAGCCAACTGAGGGTCGCCATTCACATAGATAACGTACTCCTCGCCATCCTTCATCACTCTTACCTCATGTTCTCTCTCCTCGCTATGAGTCTGAGGATAGGCTATGTTCAATCCGTCTCTCTTCTGAGTAGCATTGCCAGTCTGAGCCATCTGCTCCATCTTCTTCTCGAAAGCATCAATGGCAGCCTTCACCTGATTGCTATCCATCTGAGAAGTAATCTGAGGTGTAGCAGGAATCCACTCCTCGTTGCCGTTATCATCCACACTCTTCACGTACCAAGCCTTGCTCAGGGTAAGAAGAGAGGTAGGATGATTCTGTGCCAAGAGCATCAGGTGTTGCTTCACCCAGTTCTTGTTGTTCAGCAGGATTCCACTCTCTGCCATGTTCTCGATGTATGCGATAGGGTCATCAGCGATAGAGGTTCGTCCGTGCGCCTTCTTCAAAGTCTGATTAAACGCACCCTTGCCGCCACCGATATAGTCCCATACTTGGTCGGCAGTAGTGCCATCCCAGCCACGGAGAGGAATATAATGGCTATACATATCTCGCACATACTGATAAGTATCTTTGCTCATCATACCAGCCTTGTAGCCATCACGGAGAATCTTCTTGGTAGCCGCATTCGTTGCATCCCAGAGGTTGTGAGTCTCGGTTACATACTTACTCTCAATATCCTTTATCAGTTTGTGGGCAGCTTCCTCGAAGTCTGAGCCATCAAATAGAGCAGACAAGCCTGAGTAATCGTAGGCGATACCCATCTTATCATAACGATAGTTCATATAGGATGGAGAGTATTTCGTTCTGAGAGCATTATCTCTCTGTCTCCAAGTATTGAAATCCACTCTTCCATACTCCAAGTCGCTATCATTAATGATACGATTCATATCACCCTTGTAAGCCTTGTATGCAGCACTTCTCTGAGCCACGTCCTCATAGTCTGCTTCCAGAGACTTCTTGAAAGCCATCTGTGCATCACGCTCCAAACCATGCTTAGCCATCATGTAGATACGAACATTATCATAGCTATCGCCCAGTACCTTCTTCATCTGATGATAAGCCTTTCTGAGTGGCTGTAAGAACTCGTTGTTGTATTCCTCAAACTCGTTCTTGCCCTTGCCATGGCTTCGGTTCTCGGCAGTATAGGCATCCTCAGCCATGTTCAGGCGGTCAACACCCACTTCCTTCATGATAGCTTCCTGAGCCTTGCGGATAGCCAGCATACTATCTTGGAAGGCGATACGTTTGAGCACAGAGCCACGCTGCAACTCTCGGTTGAACTCTCCAAGGGCAGTATCATCACTCAGAAGATGCTGCTCGTAGGTTGGAGCGGTCTTCCACAGAGCCATCTGTTTGCGGTACTCGTCCACTCTCCTCAGGAAGTCAACGGCACTCTCACCAGCGTTGCGTTGTGGGATGGTTGGTCTCTGTGCATCCTTTGGCAGATTATTATCCTTCTTCCACTGGTTCAGGTCATGCTCAAACTTGTCATAGCGCAAGGAGAATCGAGTATTACCATTCAGACCGAAATCCGTCTCTTCGATATTGTTCATGGAAATATAATCAATATTCTTATTGAAATCATCCATGATGTCACTGAGAGCCTTATCCATCTTTGACTTGTCTGAGACCTCAAAGAGCCTTCTCAGAGCATTCTTGATAGCTTGCCATAAAGAAATATCACCAACCCTCTTCAACTCATTAGCTGCATTCAGGATTCTTTCTCCATAAGGAATGCTGAGTATTCTTCTCTGCTTAGCATCAGCCATTTCAGCAGCAAACTCATACTCATCCTTACCTCCATAATCACGATAGTTGTCTTCTTCCCAAACCAGTCTTCGGTCAGCCTTATACGCATCATAAGTATTAATGATGGTATTCACAGCTTCAATCTGCTTAGGTGTAAGCATACCATCAGCCATACCTTTCTTTACGAGATTGATAGAACCAATTGTTGCTTGATGAATCATTTCGTGAAGGATAGTGTGAGCCAACTCTGATTGTGGTGTAGATGTTCTGGTCATTGTGTCAATGAATAGAGATATATCTCTATCTGTACCTGCAAAACCCAAGTCACCTTCTTGCTTAGCATTGTCAACACCACCAAACTCAGCACCAACCTGAACTAAAATCTTCCTCGCTTTTCCATAGAGTTCACGTAATTCTCCTCTATTTGTTTCGTTTCCAAGTGTATCTTCAAACGCTCTATCAACCATATCAAGAGAGGTTTGTCTTCCTCCCTGCAATCCATAAGTTTCTGAGAGATACTTTGCTCTAACGTCTCTATACTCCAGTTCTCGTTCTGCTGTAGCTTCGGTAATTCGATGTCTCGCATCTGTAATTCCATAAGTACTTCCCTCACGATTCTCTTCTCGTAAGTTTTTCCGTCTCCAGTTCTCATTGCTTTTCAGTTCTTGATTAATATCCTCTCTGCGCATCTTGGAGAAATCAGATAAGTCTTGATCAATATAATTAGATACAAGTCTCTTATCACGTTCTGCAACCTTATTCATTACTTCCTTGATAGCAGAGTCATACTTCTTTTCTATCTGCGAAGATACTCTTTTATCCACATCTGTAGGAATAATACGAGAATCTTTAACGTTATTTGTCTTTTTAAGACTGAATTTAGGGTCAGAACCAGTAAGCAGAGGAGCAATAACGTGTTCTGTCAACTGGGTAGGTATTCCGTTGCCGATGATGGTATGGCTCAGGTTCTCGGAGAATGGCATCTTGTAATCATCGCTCACTCCTGATACTCTTGCGAGCACTCTGCCCATGGCACGATATACCTTACCGTCAGGCATCACAATCACATCACCGCTCTTTGTTCGGAGTGTTGGCAGCAGTTCATCAGCGAAGGCATGAGGAACCTTTCCGTCAGCATAGGCACTACCCATCACATATAATGGCTTGTCAATGTTTCTCCAGTCAATGCCATCAGCCTTCAAGCGAATATCCATCCAAGGAGCCACACCATTCTTCTTCTCGGTCAAGGTAGGGATAATATCAGCCACAGCTTCATACCATCCGCTCTTGTGTGCCATCTTCTTTGGCTTGTCAGGAAGTTTACCATCACGAACCGCACGGACAATCAATCTCTCTCGGTTGGTGTAGCCGCCATAGTCAGCAGCGTTATACACATCTGCATCCCAAGTATATCCGTTGGCATCCAGAGCATCCGTGATAATATTCATCGCTTCCGAATCCTTATACCCCTTCACATTCTCAATGGTCACCACCTTTGGCTTAATAGCATTGATGAACTCGGCAGTACTAGCAGCAGTCTCCTTGTCAAGTTCCACCTCAGCGTGGTTACTCTTCGCCTGAGAGTAGTTCTTGCAGACTGGGCTGGCATGGAAGTACTCCACCTCACCATCTATCTGCTTGACCAACTCTTTAGGGTCAACGTCACGAACATCAGCAGTAACGATGTGCTGCCCGAAGTTATTGCGATATACACCGCTTATCTTCTCGTCATACTCCACTGCCACCACTGGGTCGATGATACCCTTCAAGCCTTCCTCAACAAGACCGCCACCACTAAAGTAGGTTCCAGCCTTAATGAGAGTTCCATCAAGATTCTTCAAAGAAAACTTAGGGTCACGCTCAATAGCTTCTGCAATATGAATAGTCTTCTTGTTGGCTTGTTTCCATCCCTCAGGTTTCTCCATCATAGATTTCAGAGAGAAACGAATATTGTCGCTACTATTGATAGCATCCATAGTAACCTTCTGTCTATCCTCGGCATTTCCACGCTCATAGCTGCTCACATCAATACCTGCCATCTTCAAGGCATCTATCACATCGCTTGGAGTATCGTTTGGAACGATAGCCTTCTCAAACTCGTCAAGACCGTATGGGCGCATAAACTTGGTTTCAAAGTAGATGGAAGGCTTCTCATTTTTTACAGCATCAATAAGTTCATTCAACTTGTCGATGTCCTCGTCTGTCAAGTCCACACCATACTCATCCTTGGCATATTTCTTTGGATTCTTCTGTGTGGCAGCATCTTCCAATCTGTCCATGCCATAGCTTTCAAATGGTTCTGCATCAGGTTGCATCTTGTCAGCCAACTCATCATATACAGGTTGCCATTTCTCTTGGAACTTCTCAACGTCCTCATAGTTTCCTGTGAGATTACCCTTCTTCTTTCTGATTTGGTCAAGAGTCCCCATCGGTTTCAATATAGATGCAACGAAATGACTGAAAGAAGCCGAACCAACGGAAGCATTCTTGCCATCTTGTTTCATTACCTTCACCGCATTCTCAACGGTGTTAGGCAAATACTTGCGGTTGCCATCATCCTTATATCCTGCAAAGATTACCTCCTCCACTTGGTAGCGGTCATTGAGTTTTCCTTTCCATGAATCGAAGTCTTCCTTCATGCCTTTGTCCTGAATGTATTGTTGTGCAGCTTTCATCGTTGCATTCTCATCCACCTTACCAGAAGTCTCCGCATCACGCAGTATGCCATCAACGAAACGAGACAAAGCCCCATAGTCATAGCCATGTTCCTTCATCCAATCAACATCAAGTTGTTTGTCCTTGGAAATATTGGAGTTAGGTCTTTTCTTGATAAACTCCTCGTCTTTCTTAATGAATTTCTTGATGTCATTGTCAAACTCTTCCTTATTGCCATCATACACCTCACGAATAAACAAGTCAAGGAGTTTCTCCTTTTGCTCATCCGTAGTATTATAGATACCATTTAATTTTCCCAAGATACCCTTCACCTCATCATGAAGTTCCTTTGGATATTTGCCTTCAACATGAACCAACTCAGGAGCTTTTCCTTTCTCATGCAAATAGAGATAAGCTAAACTGTTTGTATCACGACCATCCATGAAGCTGTTGATGGCATTTCTTGTGAAACTTTGCATTTCCTTTGGAACGGATTCTATGTCGTCGTAAGCGACATCACCACCATTGCCACCAAACTTCTTTTCTACTGGAGGATAGATAGGAGTCCATGCATCTGCGGCATAAGTGCCGATGTTCTTTCCAGTCCTCTTTGCTATCTTCTCTGCCTTCGGTATCAAGGTTATCTCTCCATAGCCAGAATATATTCCATTCTTAGAGTCAATCACACCCATGGAAGGTGCGGCAAAGCCACCTTGCTTGATAGCCTTGCGAAGCTTATCAAGACTGATGTTGTGCATACCAAACATAGTCTTCTCATCTTTCAAAGAATAGCGTACATCTGCATTATTCTCATTGAATCTCTGAGACAAAGGAATCACATTGCCATTATCATCATAGGTAACGGCATCAAGCAACTTTCGGTTGTTCTTGGTGTTCTTATATGCGAAGTCTGTGTCATTAACATAGTCTTCCTCACGACCATAGCCCCATTCAGCTATATCGTTACCATCCCACCATATTTCATCAACAGGAACTTTCTGTTCAATAATATTGAAGTTATCACCCCAACCATGAACCTTAGCATTATCAACCGCATAAGCACGACTTGGAGTAACCCAATCACCATTTCTGAAAGAACCTTCCTTAACATCAGAAGGAACACTTCTATACATGGTAATAGTCTCACTCTTCTTCTGGATAGCGTTACGCACGTTATCAATAGCCTCCTTGCGCATAGGGTCAGCTGCACGATAATTACGAGGGTCTAATGCTATGAAATCGAGATTCATCGCATCTATACCACGATGGATATAATCACCCAAAGTTTGGTCTCCGTCATATTCATCATTATCCCACGCCTCCTTGCGCTCTTCCTTGGTCAAGAAGTAGCCATTGCCCCAAGGTGCAGAACCATTGAAGGCAGAAGTGCCCTGATAGCTGGAATCGGTAGAATAGCCAGCAGCCTCGGCAGCTTCATTCACCATTTTCTGAGCCTTTTCCATGTCGCCATTTTCCACCGCTTTAAGATATTCATCATCCTTCAATGAAAACTTTTCTCCATTTTCCTTGGCAGTTTCAGAAGAATTGTCTATCTTTGCAGCAGAACCTTCGGTTTGGGAGAGAGCGGTGTCACCTTCCAACGAAGTAGCGGCAGTGTCTGTCCTCTTGTCGCTTGCCGAAGTTTCCTTTTTAAATGCAGTCAACAACCAAGACTTTCTTTCTCCATCCCAAGTAAGACGAACTCCAGCCTTATGGGTTTCGCTTTCCAAGTTTACACGATTCTTACTGCTTGAAACTACACGCATATCATTCAGAATCTCTTGCAAATTATCAAGAACCTCAGGATGATACTTCACAAGTTTAGAAAGACCATAGCCATCACTATGCCCAGTTCCTTCTTTGCCCCATACCAAATCAATATCACCAATATCCTTATGATGAAGAGCACCAACAGCTTCTCCACCACGAACCTTCTTCAAGAACTCGATTGCAGCCTTAGCTTTTCCACGGAACTGATTGTATATATTTCCAAAAGCACCAACACCAACTGGCTTAATATCATCCAAAGATTGGCGAGGTTCAGCTACAGACTGCGCTTGCGAGAACTTCACCTTAGCATAGTCAGCAAATGGCTTTAGCTTACGATTGCTCGCATCAAGCCACTTGTCGAACTCATCCTTACTTACTCCAGTAATATTTCCAAGACCTTGCCAACCATCGCTATAGTTGGCGAGATAAGACTTTTTGGCATCATCCATGGAGTCATAGCCATACATTACCTTATGCTCATCAAACGAGCCATCAGGATTCACTTGGTCAACGACAAACACATCACCATTCCAATTATCAAGGTCTGCCTTGTCGTTAATAAACATATCCAGATGGTCGCCATCCTTACCAAACTTACCACGGATATAGCCATAGGTATCGTGCATGGTTACTTTCCACTCTTTGCCATTAGCATCCTTGCCTGAGCGAGTCGAACCTTTTGGGTTTTCTATTGTGTAATCATAGCCACCGAACTTGATGTGTCCTTTCTTATAGTTGCCACTCTCCTTCTGCGCATCAGATGGATTGGTTTCTGTCTCGTCAATGGCAGACTTCAAACGGAGAGAGAACTTAGTATGACTAATAATCTGAGCGTTGTTCTCATCAAAGATAACATAGTTCATCTTGCCTTCCTTGTTGCCACCAGCGTTGCGCTTGGCGATAACCTTCACACCATCAATCCCCATATCCTTAAGGAATAGGCTAGCTTTCTTCTGTTCTCCTAAGTAATAAGACAAATCCCGATACAGACCACCACCAGTAGCGGAATGCTTAAGGTATGTGTCAGCCATTTCCTCCTTGTTGACGGTGTAATCAGCCTCTTCCTTAATCTGATCATCGTTAAATCCTGCTTTGCGCATTTTATCCACGAAGTCCTCTCTGCGCTCATTGTACAATCTATCAAGAACCTTCTCCTTCAATCCGTCTGGTGCTTTTCCGTCCCATTCAATATAGTTACTACCAGTATCGTCAGGAATCTCAACGGTGTAAAGATTACGCTCAGGCTCAGGAATGGCATCAAGACGTTTCTTTGCCTCATCCATTTCTTTCTTCGCCTTACCCATTTCAGCCTTTTCATCCTGCAACTTATCTTGGTTCTCTTTCAAAGCTCTTTCTGTGTCAGCCACTCTCGCCTCGAACTCATCAATCCAATTCTTGCGATTGCTTTCCTTAGCTTTGACAAGTTGTTCCTTAGCCCATTTTAGTGTATTATTCAACTTGTCTATATCTTGCATACGGAAGTCGTAAGTACCTTTTGCGAAGTTATAAGAAGACTTGGCTGTGTCATACTCAAACTTTGCAGAAGAGTATTCAGTATTCCGCTTTGCCGCATTCTGCTTAGCATAAGCCTTGGCAATACCTTCCACCTCGGTCACATAGGTTCCCCAGCCGTAAGCCTGAGCACCCTCACCACTACCCATGAAGGAGTGGTCAAAGTGGTCAAATGATGATTGGGAACCGTGATAAGTCTTGATAGAGAACTTGGTATGCTCAGTAATCTTCATGTCCTCTGGCTCAAAGATAACATAGTTGGTATCGCCCTTTTTAGCACCACCAAAGTTACGTCCAGCCTTATACTTAATGCCAGTAAAGCCAACAGAAGATAGGAACTTGCTTATCCCTTTAGTTTTTTCAGGCAAATCATACTCTGTTCCAGTTAACCCAATATACAGAGTACTATTGTAAACATTTTCTCCAGTTCTCTCTAAAGACTGACCTTTGCTTTCTAACGTCTTAATACCTACACCAAGATGCTCCAACCCTTCACGAATGGAATCCTGCTGCTTTTTACTCAAAGGCTTATCCCAATCCAGATAGTTGCTGCCATTATCATCAGGTATATCCACCTCATAGAGATTGTGGTATGGCTCAGCCAACTTCTTCATTTCATTGTAGTAGTCAATCTTTTCCTGCTCTGTAAACTTGTCATTCATGGCTATTTGCTTATCACCATGCAGGAATGATTCTAGAGTAGGATATTTCTTAGCGAACCTTGTACCATTAGAACGCTGAATGCGAAAATATGCCTTAGAAGGGTCATTATCCATCAGAGTAGCATAACTCTTGCCAATCTTCTTGGATGAAGTAACATAGCCACCCCAACCGAATACTTGTGAGCCAGCACCATCGCCCATGTGGTCGAAGTCAAAATCAGTGAAGTCAGAACCACTACCATGGTACACCTTCAACGAGAACTTAGGAGCATCAGCTATCTCCTGATTGATACTGTTCACAACATCATCAGTAACAATATCGCCCTCCTGAATCTGCTGAGGTTCACGACCAGCATTCTTCACAAGTTCCGCTTGCTCTGCTCTGGTCAAGATACGATTCACCTTCATCGCACCAGTAATCACCCAAGGGTCAGTCTCAGGGTTCGGGTTGGTACGATACATATAATAGCCATCAGTAGGCAGATGTTTCAAGCCAGCAAGAGAATGCTGATACTTACCCGATGGATTGATACCCTCTTGGCGAGCTTCCTCCTGATAATCTACATCAGCAGCATACTCCACCTCAGCGAAGACAAAGTTCTTAGGGAAGAGAGTCTTATTGCCCTCAGCATCCTTGCGGTTGAACTGGATAGCGTAAGGCACGACACCAAGATGCCAGCCTGGTCTATAGGCTAACTTACCACTACCGCCTTGTGTTCCCTTGCCGCCCTGCTTAACCTGAGGTCTGCCAGTCTTGCTTTCTCCTGCAATAGGAGCCGCATCAGCATCGAGCCACACACCAACTGGAGTAGCAGCACCATCAGGGTTCGCTACCATTGGTGGATAGAGTTTGCCATCCTTTAGCACGAACACCTTGTAGCCGACACCCTTCTTCTTAGGTTCAGGCTTTTGACGGAGAGAGAAGGAAACATCTTCGCCAGTCTCAGAGTTTGTTACCTCACCATTGGCAGTCTTCACGTAGGCTTGTTCAATGGAGCGGATGATGTTCTTGGTCACATCGCTATACTCAGTACCAAAGAATGCCAACTTAATCTTCTGCAATATCTCATGGATAGCAGCGAGCAGAGGATGAGACATCTTCATAGCGAGAGTGTGAGCCAAGTTGAGGTCACGAATCATTTCACCTACCGCATCAGCAACAACCTCCTCAGCATAGTAATCTCTATTACGTCCAGAGAATCCAGCATCAGAATATCTCTGCATAGTCTCATTTACCGCCTTGTCGAAGGCATCAGAGCCATAGGTATCAAGCACAAGCTGAGTCAACTCATTGTATGCAGCAGGGTTCAGGTTCTTGATTTGGTGAGTCATTTCGTGACCGAAGATGAACTGGGCACCTTCCGTGATGGAAGAGTCAAGAGTGATGAAGATTGTACGATGAACGTTGCCATCAGCATCCTTGGTCTCCTGAATCCAGCCGTTGCCCAACTTGTCGGAGTACTGCCACTGAATGTTGGCACCCATCATCTTAGCCAGTCTATCGAAAGCCTTGCGAGTTTTCTGCCCCACGATATTGTCAACGACCTTCATATCATCCACCTTATTCTTCTCCACGTCAGCAGCACGCTCAGATGTTGTCTGCTGCTTGCCATTCTCCTTAGCAGAGAAAGGAAGGTTAGCCTCATCAAGTTGTTCACCAAAAGGCTTCTCATCCGTTGCATCCCCAGGAGCTTCAATAGCCTTGCTCCCCTCCTTTAGTTTGTCAGGGAACTTTGTCTGCTCATTATCCTCGGTCTTCTCTTCCTTAGCCTTTTTGTTCTCCTCTTCTGCTTTCTTCTCCAGTTCTGCCTTTTTCTTTTCTTCCTCCTCCTTAGCTTTCTGTTGCTCGTAATATGTAGCATTCTCAGCAGCAGTCCTTTCTTCTTCAATGAGTTTCTCTGCCTGAGCGATACGAATGTTCTCAACATAACTTCTTGCTTCCGAAGCCTTGAACCCACTTGTGAGTACACCGATAAGTGCGTTACGAATATCCTGAGTGTTGAGCGAATCAAGGTTGGATGGGCGATTTTCCCACAAGCTATGCACAAGGTTGTCAATGGTAGTACCCTTGCCATCAGCAGCGAGCAACTGGGTCTTGGCAAAGTCTTCTCTGCTCAATCCAGTCTCCTGCTTAACACCCTTGCTTGTTTCTGTCCCCTCGTAATTGATAGAGTGAGCACCGAGATTGCTAGCTACATACTCCTCAGCAGTAAGCGGAATCGTATCTGTCACATCAATGCCAGTACCATCATACAGACGATGAAGGAGAGAGCCAACCGTCTCTTTATAGATTTGAGCAACCGCATCAGCGTCATCCTTGACAGAACTCTTCAAGCGAGCGAACTTTCTTCTTGCCTTCTCAATGAGGTTCTTTCTGCCCTCAGCAGTATCTTCCACCTTGGATAGTTGTCGCTCATTATAGGCATCACGGATAGCGACAGCAGAGTTATAAGCCGCCTGAGCATCAGCAATAGCCTTCTCCTTAGCATCCTTGGAAGCCTTCTGTTCCACGAAAGTCTTACCCTTCACGGTCATGTTGTTAGCCTTGTCGAGTGCCTTCTTTGCATCAGATACCCATCCGCTAATTACGTTATCAGCATCCTCACCAAACTGAGAGTCATACAACTCAGCAGTCTGTTCGGCAGTCAGCTTTGAGAAGTCAGGATTGCCATCCTCCAGCATTGGAACCTCAGTACCATCTTCAAGAGTCATGGCAGGAGTCTGTTCTGTTGCAGGAGTCTCAGCAGATTCAGGAGCAGCAGTCTCCTCTGCTGGAGCAGCAGTCTCGCCCTCTATTGTCGGAGTCTCCACCTCTTTCTCACCTCCATTCTCTCCACTATTATCCTCTATCATTGAGGATTCAGGCATAGCTTTTTTGTATTCATCGAGCGACATAGAAGAGATTGTAGCCACATCTTCTTTGTTCACAGCACGAGGAACAATAGTACCATCACTCTTCAACTCAACCACCTTAGCCTTGGCACCAGTATCACGGATAAGGAATAACTTAGAGTCAGGGTATTTGGTATTACCATCCTCATCAAGTACATCAACGAGCACAACGTTGCCATCATCATTGAGAATCTGATTGAAATCAAATGAAGGTTGAGTCTCTTCTGTCTCCTGAGTCTGCTGTTCAGCACGTTCTTTCTCTATCTGCTCACGCTCAGCCTTGGCAGCTTCCAATCTCTTCTGATCTTCCATATCTTTCATCTGCTGCAAGTCTGCAAACGAATATGGTATCTGTACATTTTCGCCCTTAACAAGTTCTGTAGGTACATTACCATCAATAGTAATCATGGCAGTACCATCACCATTATCAGCGAGCACTTCATAAGTATGCTCTGTTCCATCTGCATCAGTAACAGAGAACTGGGAGCCAACCTCTACAGTTCCGTCAATGATGCCAGCAATCTTCTTGATAGCATTTTCCTTTGCATCATTAATAGCCTGAGCCTTCACGTCAGCAGCAGGGAGTTCTTCGATGAGGTCAGCGAACATCATAGCATCAGCGTGTTCCTTTCTGCCAGTTGTCGGGTCATAGTAGATAATCATATCATCGCTATTACCAACGTCTATAGAGCCATCATCATGAGTGGCAATATTACCACTTATGATATACACCTCATAGTCTTCCAATCCACCAGTTGCCTTGAAGGTTGCCTTACGGACGGTTCCACGACTCAGGTCAGTCATGTTATCCGTTTCCATAGCCGCCTGATGCGCTGCCATATCAACTTCGTCTTGTGCTCCATCCATCACACCCTGATACTTGGCAGTAGATACTTGGTAATCGTAGATAGCTTGGTCAAGTTTATCATTCTGACCAGTCATAGCCTCCAAGTCTTCATCTGCCATATCATGTAGCTGCTCTGGAGTAACATGCAACATGGCTGCAAGTTCATTCGCCTTGTCGTTTTGCTCCAACTGGATATTGTGTTTGTCTGCATCATCAGCATCATGCCCCTCAGAATAAGCGTTGTCAATATCTGCCTGATGCTGTTCCTCAGGTGTTGTAGGCTCATTGGCAATCTCCTTGGCATTCATTTCGGCAGTCTTTGCAATATTGTAGCCACGCATCTTCATCAGGTTCACACCATAATTGACAGCAGCATTAATCTGCTCCTTGTTCATGGTATCTCTCTGTCTGAGAATATCAGCGAGCACACCACCCATCTGCTCGTTGGTTGCATTGTCTATCTTGTCCTTGATGTCTGCCCAGTTATCGCCAAAAAGACTCTGTGCATCGTTATCAGCCACGTTAACCTTGTTGCGGAATCGGTAGTACTGAGCACGATTGTAGATGCCTTTTATAGGTCGGGAGCCAGCACCCATCGCATACATAGAGCCAACAGAGATAGCCATACCACCGATAATGTCGAGTTGTTGTTTAGCATCACCAAGGTCGGAGAAATTATTATCTCCATCCAGCAAAGCGTGAAGAGGAATACCAATCTCTTCCTCCATCACTTCCTCACCGAAACCATTGATGCCGAACTTCTCCATCCACTTCTTGGAATTGGTGTACCATCCACTCTTTCCGATATTCTTGAAGAACTGTGCAGTCCCATCCATTCCATGCTTTTCCATCGCAGCGATAGCACCCTTCTTGATGCCATAGTTGTGACCAAACAGTTTTTCTGTATAGTTCTCCACCATGGCAGAGGTCAGACCCTTATAGAGTGCAGTACCAATGGACTCGCCACCCTCATGCAGGAGGTTTCCGTTTTCGTCAAAGGTGCCGAACTTATAATCACCCTTCTCATCCTGATAAAGATTACCCAGATGTCGCTGCATGATGTCTGCTCCAGTCTTCATCGCTTGCTCAGTTCCAGCCATCGCATACGAGCCGATTATATCGCCAGCCACGATACCAGTGTTCTTCAAGATTGCAGCACTCACCTTGCCCATGCCACGCTTAGCTGCAATCTTCAACGCTCCACTACTGATTCCCTTGGTAATGCCACCATAACCGCCAGTCAGGAAGAAGTCAGCCATAAACGGTAGAGACTGCCCTGCAATCTTCGTCCAGCGATAGATATTACCCATCTTCTCGTCTTCGAGAGCCGCAGCAGCATCCGCACCCAGTTTACTCTTCAGGAGAATATTGTCAGAACCAGAGAGAGGAATATTGTTATCCATCTTTGTCTTGATACGCTCCATCTGCCCCATGGTTGCGAAGTCAGTCAGACCAAAATCCCAAGTCTTAGCCGTGAATACAGTATTGTCAAGAGCCTTCAAGGCATCCTCTCCCCAGCTACTTGTAGGATATTGTTTCACCGCTTCCAGCGCACCAATCTGCTCAGTAACCAGAGAAAGAGAGGTTGCCAACTTATTTCTATAGTCACTCTGCTGAGCAGTTCTTCCGTTACCTGCACCGATACTAGCACCATAAGAGAGCAAAGGATTTCCGTGTTGGCGATTATCCTCAGCGATAAGAGCCTCAATCTCCTTCTTTCGGGCATAGGCATCAGCCAGTTTCTTGTCAAACTGCCTTTGAGCACCTTCCTCAGTAAGGTAGGTTCCATTCTTTCCGATGTTCTCCTGCAAGTCATAGTTTCCGTTCTTGTCACGCACATCTAAAACAGATGGTATCTCACCTGTATCTACCGCTTGCTGATAAGAGTTATTCTGCTCATCTAGGATAGCTTGTTTCTGCTCAGCTTCATTCTGAGTATAGGCATTATCATTGTCCGAGGTAACGTATGCCCCAGCCTTCCCAGTCTCAGGATTGTAAGCGAAATCATCCTTCACCACATTGTTTGCATCACCACCAAAAGCAGTCTTATGTGTACCCAAGTTCACACGACCGAAATCCTTTTGCTGCTTCTGCTTGCGTTGTTTTAGTCTGTTGTATCTTCCGACATTGTTCATTGTCTGCTGAGCACTAGCCGAGATAGCTGCTGCCCCAGCCGAGAAACGAGCACGGTCAGCAGCACTCATAGGAACACTACCGCCCTTCGCTCTAGATGAAGTCTTACTACGAGGTTCAAAAAGTGCAGAGTAGAATCGCTCATAGGTATCAGGAACATCAAAGTTCTGAGCCTTCAAGTTCTCATAGATAGCGTGTCTGTTATCTGCACCGCTCTTTCCGTCTCTTGTCAGGGCACTTTCAAACTTATCGTAATCGTTAGGCACATCATAGTTCTGCGCTTTCAGATTCTTATATAAAGTGTATAATGGTCTTTCTGCCATGATATATGTATATTATTAATTAACACTACCAGTTCACACCTATCTTCTTCTTACCACCCTTGTTGGATGATGAAGATGGTGTATGATTCTGCTTAGTCTTACCATGCTTACGCTGATAAGCAATCTTCTGAGCCTTCTTCCCAGCCGCAGTCTTCGGTGAGTAACCCATCTTCTTCACTTCCCTTGCAGCCTCAGCCATACCCTCAGGGTCTTTTTCCATTAAATCCATGTACTCATCTACCTCTCCTGAGTATGAGCCAGTTCTTGAACTGCCACCACCCGACGACTTGTTAGCACGCATACGACCAGTCTCAGCATTCATACGCTGTATAGCCTCCTGCGCTTGCCAGTGAGAAATCTGTCCGTCAGCCAGAGCCTTCTTGATAGCCAAGACTGCCTTCTTGTAATCAGCATCAGTCTGATACTTCATCTTCGATAAGTCAAGTCTTCTGTTACCTTGGTCAATTCTCTGCTGCCCTAGGTCATTCTTCGCCTTATTATTATCATTCATCATATCGTGATACCTGATTTGTTCCGCAAGAGTCAGGTTGTTCTTGCGAGCTTCCTCATCAAGAGCCATCGCCCTCTGATAACCAGTTAGCCATGCCGCCCGATTCCTTTCTCTCTGAGCATCCATATACTCCTTGCGCTTATTCACAACCTGAGTCATGTCCGACTCTGGGTTGTGTACTACCTTTGCACCTCTAGTAGAGAAGTAGATATTGCTGAGCGCACGGAGACCATCACCCAGTGCAGCGATACGAGCCTTCGTGCGTTCCTTTTTCTCTCTATTCGCCTTCTGTTCGGCAGTCTCCTCACGCTCAGGATTCAGCATCTTATACATGTCCGCATAAGATAGCTGCTTAGGCTGAGGTTTCTGTTCATCCTTCTTAACGATAGGAACGGAAGGCTTGTCTGTAGGAATAGAGCCATTCAGCATACCCTCAGCAGTCTGCTGGTTCATCCTTGCAGCCTGTTCGTGCGCATCCTTTGGAGGAGTAAGTTGCTCTCCTTTCCCTTGCAACATAGCTTGTGCGGTGTTCATATTCATCTGCTCAGGACTCGCCTTTTGTGCAGCATCCACACCACTCTGTTGCTTGTTGAGTACACTCTTCGTAGTCTTCAAGCCATTGTTGTTCCTTAACATATCTGATGCTTTCATAGGCTATGCTTTAATCTTCTTTGGCGCATTGTCACCAACCATATTATTCAAGTCACTCGCTACTTGCTGCTGGGTAGGAGCAACACCAACCTTGGCATCCAAGTTAGCCATATCTGTATCGGTAGGCGATGCCATGTCAGGACGCTTAGGAGCCTTGCTACTACCGCCACCACTATCAAGCGAAGCAGCGATGTTGGCAGCAGTACCAGCCACACCAGCAGCAACGTTAGCAGTATCAGCAGACTTCTCGGCTTCCATCTGCATCTGTTGTCCCTGAATTGAACGCTTATTCTGCTGATACTGCTGCTCGATAGCATCCTTGCGAGCTTCGTTTGCAGCTACAATCTGAGAGGTCGTATCAGCAAGAGTCTTGTTGTTCGCCTCCTTTACCGCAGTAGTGGAGTCTTCCGTACCGCCCATCACGGCTTGTCTGCCCTTAGCTGCTCTGTTTCTGTTCTTAATCTGCTCCTGCATCTGAGTGAGCAACCTTACTGTATCGGCACGTTTGGTAGGGTCTTCATTATATTTCCTGTCATACCATGCCTGATTTTCTCTCTGCTGCTGGGCAAGCATCTGCTCCTGCTTACGTCTCGCCTTGCGGTTAGCTATACCGCCAGCGATACTGCTTGCAAGTCCAAGTCCAGCACCTATTAATGCACCTATCATATATATGAAATTAAAATTATTAATAATGATACAAAGATAATCATACCTTATATTATAGAAACCTTATCTATTAATTAAGGTGTCTGCAATTCCACAAAGTTAATGGATAAGGTTAGCACATATCAGGATATAGCTATCTTTGCAACCAAATAGTTTTGGAAATGGCAGCAGGCAGAAATACTAAAGGTCAGTTCGAGAAAGGTCGAGCAAAGACTGGCGGAAAACAGAAAGGTTACGAGTCTCCTATTACGAAGGAGTTTCGTGAGTTGTGTGCTGACTTTACAAGAGAGGCTTGGGAAGACTTCCTGATTGCTTGGAATAAATGTGAGCCGAAGGATAAGGTCACATCATTCATCAAGATATTGGAGTTCAACTGCCCTAAGCTACAGACTGTCACTCTTGATGATAAGCGTGAGGTTCACAATGCTCTCACCGAGAAGTTAAAACAGATGTCAGAAGAAGAAGGTTAGTGTTGTGCTTTAAATACATTTCATAAGTTTTTGATTAAGGTTAAAAGATTATTAGGACGACAATAGGGAATGCGTGAGCACTCCCTATTTTTTTATCAATATCAGCGACCACCTCTTGCCCTTCTATCTCCAGCCATATCCGTCTTGGAACCACGATTGACAGATGATGGCTTGTACCTGATACCTGACTTGGTGTGTGAAGCATCCATACCCTTGCGAGAAGCTGCCCCATACTTCTTGTCGTGTTCGGCATTATGACGAGCCAGTTCCCTACGCTTAGCCTTTTGCGAAGGAGAAGACTCGAAACGTGTGTCGTAAGCCGCTTTTCTCGCCCTTGCTGCTGGGTGAGTCTGATAATATTTAGCTGATTCTGATACCATAGTTAGTCTTTATCTTCCTTCAACGCATCATCAAGATACTTGTCAAGAGCCTTAATGCACTTATCTGGAATTTTATTTGCATCCTTGTTCTCTTTAACATAATCAATAGTACCGCCTACCCCATAGATGATAAGCAGGCTCTTTGTCGAAGGGATGAACACACACATAAGAAATCCTATTAATGTAGAAACTGCACTTAACTTTAAAAGTTTTAAGCAAATAGGAGGTTTATCGTAACCATCCAAAGTAGTAGTAACAAGTATTAACAACAAAAGAAGCATTGCTAAAAATGAAAGAACCGCAATACCCTCACCCAAACTATGTAGGTTGCCCAAAACACCTAACCAATATAATTCACTCATAATCTTAAAATTTTATTAGTTCAACAATATATACTATCCATTCTTTACCCATCCCCATAAGGGAGAGGGCAGCAGCAAGGAAAATCTTTATTTAATTATCAACTACTATAAGCAGTAGATTATTCCTTACTAAAGCCTACATAGAACAAAGTTACCCACTTTGTTTGATTCATCTATGTAGGGGTAGTGCCTTTCGGCAGATGGGCACCTGTTGTCAATGGATGGGACAGAGCAGGGTTTACCTACATGGATATATTCTATTAGACTGAGCAGTTTTATATATCGGTGATAAATCCGAAGAGGACTGCACGGATTGAACCTCGTATGTCTTGTCAAAAACTCTGGGATAAAAAAGAGTCCCAAAGTCTTGGTTGCAGCAAGAACTAAGGGACTCATATCTTGTAGGCTTATAAAAAAAAGCCTGAAAGGAGGACTACTTTAGTCTGTCAATCTGCAACATTAACGATGCAAAGATAGAAGCAATTTTTGAAACTACCAAATGTAAAAAAGTGTTGAATGTAAGAGAAATCGAAAATAGGTATTAGTAGTTATACAATGGGTGTATAATAGGTATTAGTGTTAATCTAAGTTAAAGTATTTTTGTGGATTGATTGTGAATAAAGTATAATTTGTATCTTTGCGCCAAGCATAGCAAACGAGTTTGCAAAGATTAACAATTCAAAGTTGCTATTTTGTTACTCGTTACTAATAAGACAAATAATAGTTAACTGATTATCAGTAACTTACAAATAACAAAAGGACAAAATGGACTTTTTACAGAGAAACCTTT